GCCTGCATTATAATTTGGGCTTGCGGTACTCCCTCGGCGGCACTTTTCGCCTTGAAAGCCTCTGCTGTTTCTTTCGGGACTCTAACCGCTATCACATCATAAGTTTTTTGATTGTATCTTGTTTTAACCTCGGTAGAGGTTTTCGTTTTGCGCTTGTCCGCCATAGGTCAGCCCTCCTCAAAATAAATTATTGTTTTTTACATACTCGCGCAGCTCGGCGGCTGTGGAGCATAGCTCTTTTGAAACATCATAGGCAACCGAGAGCTTGCCGTTTTCCGCTGATACTTTCCATTTGTCGGCGTACTCGGTTACGGAGTAGGTTTTGCCGTTCTTTTCTATAATCATAACAACCTCGTTTCTGCCCGTATAGCCGATAGCGCAGCTTTTATTATTATCTCGCTTTCGTCCAATAGTTACCTATGCAACCGTCCGTACTGTCCCAAATGTCGTAAACCTTGTGTAAACCGTATGCGTCGCCGTCGTAATGCTCCTTGATGCATACAATATGGTGTCCGCCAATGTTTGCTATAACCGTAACGCCAACCGCTGCTATATTGCAATTTAATTCTTTGCAAAACTCTTTACCCGTAAACTTTGTGTTGTCCCGTTTTTTGGGCTGATTGTGTTTTACCCAACCTTTGCTCTGTAGGTACTTGTCGTACAATTTCTTGTCGCCGTCGTCAAAGCCCGTTTTGCATTGCATTTCGGCTAATTCCATTACCGTAGTATTGTAATCTTGCTCCAAAGCTGTACAAATAGCTCGTACTACGCAATCAGTAGTCCGCCTGCCTTTCGGGTTGGCATTGTAAAAGTGGTATGTTGTTGTTTCTTTAGGGATTTTCTTAATCATAACTTAAAGTCCTTTCTGCTTACTTGATTTTTTATAAACCTTGTGCTATAATAGGACTTACGGGAGGGGCTTACGCCCCGTCCCTGCCTTTGAAAGCTACTTGCTTTCGGGTTTTGCCTTGCTCGGCTTTGGCTTTACGAGCGTTATTGTAACCTTGACTCGTTCCACCGTGTCGTTACTTTTTAACGCCTCTGCCAAGTCCCGCAAGGCTTTTTCTATGTTATCCATAGTAGCCGCTCCTTTCTGTTGACTCACAAGGTTTTATCTCCCTTGCTGTGATTATATTATATCATACTGCTTGCAGTATGTCAATACTTTTTTAGAAAAAATTTGCACTTTTTCGCAGAAAATATTTATTTTTTATCGCCAATATGTTATAATGCAAGTACCACACTAATTTAATAATTGTTTTATGCTATAAGTGCGCGTTTTTATTTCGGTAAAAATGCGGGCTCGTTTTTGCGTCTTATAGCGTAAAACATTGAATTAGTGTGGTAGCAATTCGGAGCTTGCGTTTTTCGTGCGTGCAGCGTCGAGTTGCACGCACTTTTTATTTTTAGGAGGGTTGTTTATGGGCTTGTTTTCTAAAAAGGTTATAGCAGAGAAAACCTACAGCGTATGGGGTACGGCGTACACAAACGAAAACGGTACGAGCCGCCAAACCTACATAGCAAAATTAAAGGTAGGCGACGACTTATTGTTTAAGCCTGCTCCTACGAAAGAGTACCCCGACACAATCGGCGTATTTACGAAAAAGGGAGAGCAAATAGGTTTTATCGGTTATAAGGACTTAAACGAGCTGCGCGGTATGTTCACAAAGAATAAAGCGAGCGTTACGGTTGCGTCTATCGACGGCGGCGGGCGCGGGCTCGGCGTTACAATGCTTATAAAAGTATATCAATAAACAGAAAAAAGGCAGAGGCTACTTAAAGCCCCTGCCTTTTGTTTTAGTCGTCCTCGTCGGTGTCCTCTCCCGTGTATACTTTGGCTCCCGCCTCCTCGAGAGTCTTTGAAAGCTCCGCGAGGTATTGCTCTTGTGCCGCTCGTATCTCTGCAATATTGTTTTGCACCGTGTCGCGTAATACATTCGTTGCCCTTGTGCCTGGGTGCTGTACGCTCTGTCCGTACATAATGTCGTTATAAGCGAGCACCTTTGCGTTACGGGGTTGTATTTGGTGAGATTTTACGCCAAACTCCACCCAATGCGGCGAGGCGTGCGAGGGCTGCTTGCCCTTTTTTCGTACTTTCTGCCAGGAGTAGAAGCCTATTTGTAGTTGAGGCTGTCCCGTCGAGTAGTCTATCATAGCCCACGAGCCTATATGATTTTTGAAACGCTTTGAGCGCACGGGTACCGCCGAGCGTAGATATTTACGCACGACTTTTCCCGAGGCTCGGAGGGCTGTTTTTGATAAACCTACCATTGTTTTTTTAACCTCTTTCGAGGTGTTTACGAAAGTTACTGTACTTTTATTTGCCATAATAAACTCCTCTCAAAATGCGAAAAGACGGCGGGCGCAGTTTCCCGCTAACCCGCCGCCCTTTCTGTATATGAATTTAAGGAGGACTATTTAAGCAGCTCGTTTACTCGCTTTTGTACGGCGGAGTAATCATAGCCCGCCGCTGTGAGCTTTTGTTTACGAGTTGCGCCGTTACCCCACTTGCCCGCGATAACCTCACGGGCGAGCTCGTCAACGGTCTTTCTTGCGGGAGCTGCGGGCTCCGCTGCTACGGCGGTACCGCCGCTCGTAGTAATATAGGTGTCGTAGCCTGCTGCCTTGAGCTTTGCCGCCATATTGTCGGCGTTAGCCTTTTTGCTGTAGGCTCCTACTTGCACCTTGTAACATTTACCGCTCTGCACGATATAGGTATCAAAGCCCGCCGCCTTGAGCTTTGCTGCAAGGTTGGTAGCGTTGGCTTTCTTTGTAAAAGCTCCCGTCTGCACTCTGTAAAGAGTCTTTGCGGGTGCGGGCTCTGCGGGCTTTTCCTCGGTTGCGTTCATAGCTGCCGCAACAGCCTTTCTAAAGCCGTCCATAGTGTAGCCCATTTTTAAGCCGTTCCACAAGTGCTCGGGGTCGCCGTGGTTGGAGGCGATACCGCGAGCGTGTCCCTCTCGGTGGCTGATAATTACACCGTCTGCAAGCGGGTTTAGCTTGTACTCCTTGCAGAGGAAAGCGAAAAGCTCTACCGCTGCGTCGTATGTACGCTTAACTACCGCCTTTGCGGTGGCGGTATCGGAGCAAGTGAAATTTGAGCCGCTCGTATACTTGATACACGCAGGCTCGCACATCTCAACGCCGATATGCGTATTATTAGAGGCTCCGCCGCCGTGCCAACCTCTATGGCTCCACGGCAAGCATTGATAAATAACGCCCGTATTTCCGTCGATAAAGGCGTGTACGCACGCTCTGTCGTATGTACTCTTATTCCAATTATTGACGAAAACGAGGGCGGACGGCTGCGGGCAGCCTACGCTATGGAGCATAAGTCCCTTAACCGTGATTTTCTTACCCGCCTTATAGCAAGGGTTATTTGTTAAAATAGTTTCTTTGATTTGCATACTCATTCCTCCGTATACTCAATGTCGTTAGCCTTGAGCTCCGCTAAATACTTGTCCGCCTGGATAGCCTCGGGAGTAAAGCTGTTGTTTTTCCACCAAGCCCACAAAGTAGCCGCTACGGTAGCAGCAGCAGAGAGCCAGGCGTAGAGCTCCTCCTCCGCAAACGGGAGAGGGTTTTTGCCGCTCATTGTCAAAATGGTATTTACCAAAGTAACAAAAAGCACAATAGCTCTAATAATGGTTTCTGTAGGTACCTTTCTCATAGGTGCGCCTCCTTTCTTTAATTGTGTTTCGGCGGGTGTTCGGGGAGCTCCATTGTTTCCTCGTATAAGCCCGTCGCAACATCATTTCCGCCTAAAGTATGGTAACTGTGATATGCGCGTCGTAACGCCTCTTTTGCGTATATAGGGCAGTAGCCGCGCTCGTACCATTTCTCGTATTGGCTTATAATCTCTGCACGGAGCAGGCATTGCAAGCCCTCTCCGAGTGCGTCTTGTTTCTTTTTACCGAGCTTAATACGCCCGATAACTACGCCCAGGGCTGAAACAACCCCGCCACATAGAAACGGTATAAGCCATTTAATAAAAATGTCCCACATTGTTTAATATCCCTCCTTGCTAATGAGGTTTAGCTCTGCTGCCGCCGTATCACGCATAGCCGCTAACTCCTCGGCTACGGAGTCGGCTATATTAGCCTGCTCGATAACCTCGGCTTGCTTGCGGATAATATCGGCTTGCAAGTGCGTAACCTCACTCAACCGCTCCACGAGCTCAAATAGTGTCATTTTCGGAGCCCTCCTCTTTGTCGGGAGGTGTCGGAAATTCGATATTAAACGGAAAACCCGCTTGCTCGGGTAAATCTCTTAAAGCCTGGCGGTATTCCGCCCAAGCTCCCTTAAAGATTTTGCCGAGAGAGGTAATAAACTTTGTAGCAGAGGAGAAGTCGAGTCCGAGGCGGTCAAGCGTCATTTGCGCGTCGCTGTCGTCGAGCAGCTTATTTCGTATCTTGCGAGCGAGTGCTGCTGCCTCCTCCTCGTTTTGCTCCTCACAAGCGGCAGCGTATGCCGCCTTTAAGGTTTCCTCGAGTTCTGCTTTTGTGGCTGCTGCCATTGCCTCAACCTGGGCGAGGCGTTTGTAAAAATTCTTGTTCACGGTAAGAGCCCTCCAATTCTTTATAAAACTTTATCATTTTGCGCCGCTCGTGGTAGGTATCTCCTCGGGCGGCGTTTGCAAGCCAAGAAACGAGGGACTCGTGCGCCGTCCCTGGTGCATAGTCGCCGCTCTGCTCTTTAGCAAATAGCTTTTTGAGCTTGCGGCGTTGCTTGCTTTGTTTCTTTTTACCCATTTTGCGTATAATCGCTCCCGAGTCGGTAACGATAAAACGCCATTGCAACATCTTTACGCCCTGGCGCAGAGGATAGAGAGTAGTTTTGCCGTTGAGCTGTAGCCCGATAGCCGCTACTTGCTTTTCAATCTCTGCTCGGCAATGCTGCAAAAATTCCTTGTCCTGGTGGATTAGTATAAAATCGTCCATATAGCGTATATAATGCTTAACGCGGAGCCGCTCTTTTATAAAGTGGTCGAGGTCGTCCAGGACAGCGAGAGCGACAAGCTGCGATACTTGCGAGCCGAGCCCGATACCCACATCACCGCCGAAAGAGTCTACAATCGCGCAGGCGTGAGCCGCTATTTGCTCGTCTTTAACCCTCTTGCATATTGCCGCTTTTGCTATATCGTGGCGTATGCTCGGGAAATAATGGTGTATATCGCATTTGAGCACCCAACCGTCGCAGCCGTTGGCGGCATAGTAGCGGCGTAAGTGCGCCGTTATACGGTTTAGGGTGTAATCGACTCCGCGCCCGCGTAGGCAGGCGCAATTATCTTTTATAAACGATTTTGTTATCTGCTCGTAAAGTCCGTTATCACATAGCGAGCGTTGAAATTGTCGGTCTTTTAACCTGGTCGCCACAATGTCGCGGCGTTTCGGCTCGTATATGGTAAAGTGTTGGTACCTATCTATTTTGTATTTGCCGCTCAAGAGGCTTTCCCGTAATCGGTATGTATTCTTGAGGGCGTTACCCTCATAGCCTACAGTACTATCTTTCCAACGGATATTACGGCAGCTTTGTTTTAAGCCTTTATAAAGGCTATCGAAAGAAATTACTTGCTCGTAACTCATAATAATTTAGGCGGACGCATATAAAAGGACTACCCCGTAAGGTACCTTTGTCGCCCGCAATATTCCCTCCTTTCGGAGGTAGGACGGTCGCTCCTTGTGTGAGCTGCGCTGCTTTGGTCTATTGACTACTTGAAACGGGCTTTTCTCACAATCGGGGGCGACTCCGTTAGCGTTAATCGCGTTGTTGTTGTTCAAACTACCGTCGGTGTTCACATTGCGCTCGTTGTTCGCGTTCCCAGGGTTAGGGGAACGGAGCCAACAATTACGCGCCGAGCCGAAAATATAGCAACCGCCCTACATTTCTTTGTATTTGTCTTTGTCGGACTTAATCCAGGCTTTTAATAGGTCGTCTGTCTTGAGTATTAACCCCGTCCAAAACTCTACTTTATCACCCGAAATATAGCCCGCGTCGTATGCGTCGTCGATAAGGTCTAATAGAGCGTCGAGGTGTGCGTGCGCCTTTACTTGCTCCATACGGCGGTAGCTGTACTCCTCGGCATTTGTTACATATACCGAGTTAGCGTGCCGTATGCAAGTACAAGCCTCGCGTACCTCGTTAGCAATCGGAGAGGCATAAAGCCAACGGGTGCTCTTTGGAAAATGTTTGTCATTTTTGAGAGCCGCTAAAGAGTACCTCTTTAACTCCCGCGCCTTATTAAGCACTTGTAATTTGCCCTCGCCTCTGTCGCCTTTTCTAACGCTCATATTAAAACCTCCTTTTTACCGCCTCTACCGAGGCGGATTGTGTGATTATGCGATTATACAAGCGGGGGCGACTCCGGAAGCGTAAACCGCGCCGTTGCTGTACAAACTACCGTCGGTGCACACATGGCGCTCGTTGTACGCGTGCCCAGGGTAAGGGGAACGGAGCCAACAATAACGCGCCGAGCCCGCCGCGTCGTATTTGATACGCTCGGTGTTAGTCAAGCCCTCGTAATACTCTAAACGCTCGCCGTCTTTATAGGTTGCGCTGTCCCAATCTCCGAAAATTTCGGGGCGGGAGAGTAAGAAAAATTTGTCGCGGAGCTCGTAAACCTTATTAACGGTGTACTCGGTACCGTCGAGGCTGTTTACCTCAAATACGGAGTTAGTGCGGCAAGGAATAGCCGCAGGCTGTACAACCGCTAAAAATTCGGCGGGTAGTCCGCTCATAAAGCCCGCT